GATCATGCGGGCCTCACCTCGACCATCACGCCCGGCGTCGCGCTGTATCGCTTGCTGACCGAGAGCTCGACCACCTGCGCGTCATCGTAGGCGATGCCGATCAGCGCGTCGAGCGCGACCTTGATGCAGTTGTCCAGATCAAGGCGCACCTTGCTGGCCTGGCCGCGCCGGTAACGCGCCGCACCCATTGCGCGCATTTTTTTACGCATTCGGTCCTCCTTCAACGTGCAATTTTTTGCGTGCGTCGATTGCGTCGATTTGGGGCCTTTTTTCTATAACTTTTTCACGTACACGTATGAGAAAGTTCCTAAAAAAAGGGCTTATATCGACGCAATCGACGCAACCGCCCCGAAGCAGTGCCGTAGAAGCGCGCAAAATTCTGCGAACTGCAAAAAGCTGCGCGCTCGGCATCACTCCAGCCCCCCGCCTGTGACACGCAACCCCCAGTGAGCGCGGCCCCTCACGCCCGCTGTGTCTCGAAATGCCTCGAAGCCGCGTGACTGCAGCCGCCGCCCGAGCGCCTTCGCGCTGCTGATGAACTTGATCTCCCCCCGTGCTTTTGCGAAGGCTTCCCAGCTTGCCCACAGCTCGCCCGTCGTGGCCCGATGGTTCGGCCCCACCTCGCAGCACTCGGCCAGCCATTCGGCCAGCAGGTCCATGTCGGTGCGGTACTCGTCACGCGCGGCCTTCACAGCGCCCGGCGGGTTCAGCCCTTCGCGCTGGTACGCCAACGCCCCGGCCACGCACCAGCGCAGGATCCCCGAGGCCTCGGCCTTCAACTTGGCCGCGCGGTCGGGGTCTTTCTTCACCCCCTTGTCCTGGTCGAAGTTGCGGGTGAAGGGCACCGGCAGCAGGCGCCGCCAGATAGCGTGGTCGTCCCCTTTGATGATCGGCCGATGGTTGGTCGGCATGAACGCCACCCAGGTGGGCGTCACTTCGACCGTCGACTTCGAGTACAGCCCGCGCGCTGGTATCGGATCGCCGCCGGTCATGCTCTTGACCATGCCCTCGCGCAGCTCGCTCCCCTCGTCGGGCTCGCTCACATAGACGAACCGGGCGCCGCGTAGGCGCAACACATCCTCGCGCGCTGCGCCCGCGCTGCCGCCCATGCCGCCGCCCGAGCTCAGAAAGGTGTCCGCGCTGGCGATCTTGGCGTGCTCCCCCAGCGCGTCGCGGATGGCCCCGACGACCGTGCTCTTGCCGTTCGAGCCCGAACCATAGGGAATCACCAGGATGTCCTCCTTCGGGTCGCCCAGGATCGAGTAGCCCACCAGCCGCTGGAAGAAGGCCACCATCTCGGCGTCCCCGTGGAACACATCGCGCACCGTCGCCTCGAACAGCGGCGCCCGCGCGTCCTCGGCGTAATCCACCGGTGTCGCCACCGTGATGCGGTGCGCCGGGTTCGGCGCCAGCCTGGCGCCCGTGCGCAGATCCACGGCCCCGTTGCCCACCCCCAGCAGCATGCGATCGCGGTCGAGCTCAACCACCGGGGTCATCACGCGCGGATCCGATCGCGCCAGCGTCACCATGTTCTTGGTCATCACCGCCCGCTGGCTCACCGCGCAGAACTTGAAGAACTCGGCCCGCTCTGCGTCGGACTCGATCAGCTTGGCCTCGTCGGGCAGCGCTCGGATCGTTTCCTTGGCGCGGTGCTCCATCTCCTCGTCGGCGATGCGGCGCCAATGCACGCCGGTCCATGCGTACCAGCCGGCCAGCTCAGGCACATACATCAGCCCTTCGCCGTAGTGGTCCAGCATGCGCTCGGCGTTGCCGAACTCGGTCATGCCGCGCCTCGAGCGCTCCCGCTGCGCAGGCGCCTTGCGACTGCCGGCCATCGCCACGCGCACATCGGCCGCCGGCAGCGCGGTGCCGGTCAGCTCCTTGAACCTGGCCCGAATCAGCCCGGCCAGCTCGGCCCGAAGCGCGATGTCGTCACCGGCCAACTCGCCCGCGCGCGGCGCCACCACGTTGACAAGCTCGATCGAGTCATTGCAGCCGGCGATGATCCCCTTGGCGTCATCCAGGTCCGTGCGCTTCTTACTCAACCGTTCGGCGCGCTCTTTCTGCTTGCGCAGCCCGAACCCCAGTTCCTCGCGCGGCGTGTCCATGCAGTCGCACAGCCACATTGCAGCATCCAGCGGCGTGGCGATTGCGAAGGCATCGTCGAGCATGCGCGGCGCCCACTCGAGCACCACGTCAATCGGCGTGCGCTTGCCTTCCCGTGCGTCGCCCATGTCGGCCACGCCGAAATCGACGATGCCTTCGGGCACCAGCGACAGATCCTCCTCGAGGTCGCGCATCAGATCGACCGACGCCACCCGGTAGCCGCCGCGATAGTCGCGCGCCGCCGGGAAGAGCGCCGGCACCCAAGCCGACAGCGACGCCAACGCTGCAGCATTGACGCGCCCGAAGAAGTCGTCGTCCGCGGGCGCCTCGCGCGAGGCCTTGGGCACAGCCGCCCGGGCCGGCGCCTTGCACCGCACCAGGCCCACGTCCTCGGCCATCTGCTCGAACACGGCCACCGCACGGGCGACCTGCTCCTCGGTGATCACCGGCAGCTCGGCCGCCGGCATCGCCTCGAGGCCGCCCAGGAAGTCGACCCACTCATAGGGCGCCCCGGTGTCCGGGTGGATGTGGTACGCGACGAACTGCTGGCCCTTGCCCAGCACCTCGAGGCGGTGGCGCTCGCCCAGCTCGTCCTCGAACCAGGCACCCGTGGCCTTGCCCCAGCCCTCAGCCGCCGCGCGATACGGCAGCAGGATCTTGGGCGCATTGCCCACACGCTCGCAGGTCACGCCAAGATGCTCGTGGCACCAGGCCACAAACCGGCCAGCCAGCTCGCCGTCGGTCGTATCCACGTCGATGGCCGCGATCGGGTTCGCGCCCTGGCCGCACAGCACGCCCACACCGTGCGCCCGGTAGCGCACCAAGTCGCCCACCCCCAGCCGCGCCGTCTGCCAACTGTCCAGCGCCGGGCGTTTGTGCCCGGGTTTGATCGGGATAATCAGGTAGCCGCCGCCCAGCAGGGCGCGGCCTTGCTCTTCAAAGAACGTCATACGAGATCCCCCACGCCGGCCGCCTCGAGCTCGGCCGCTTCCAGCCGCGCGCGCGCGATGGCAACGTACGCGGCCTCGCGCTCGATGCCGATGAATCGGCGCCCCGTTAGTAGCGCAGCCACCCCCGTGGTGCCGCTGCCAGCGAACGGATCGAGCACCAGGCCCCCGGGCAGCACCGGGCGCACCAGCTCCTTCATCAGCGCGGTCGGCTTGCCGGTGAGGTGGTGCTTGTCGTCGCGCTTGACCGTGGCCTGGATGCACCCGTCGAACGGGCCGTCGTGCTCGAGTTGCACCGCGGCGCCCTTCGTGCCCCATATAACGTACTCGCACTGGTGCCGAAAATAGCCCTTGTGCGGTGCACGCGAGCNGCGCCCCTTGTCCCAGGCGATCACCCCACGCCAGAAGACGCCGCCGGCCTGCACCGCGTCCGTCATGACCGGCAACTGGCGCCAGTCCGTGAAGGCCATGAAGTAGCCGCCAGGCTTGAGCACGCGCACCGCCTCGGCAATCCACAGGGCGCTCCAGGCCAGGTAACTGCGTTGGTCGCGCGAGTCGCCCGAGAAGGTCGGGTACCGTCCCTGGCTTGAGCTCTGCGTGTACTTCGCGTCCGGGTCTTTGCCCTTGTCGTCGCGCGAGAAGCCGCCAGAAGAGTAGGGCGGGTCGGTGATGATGGCGTCGACCGAGTTGTCGGCCATCGCGTGAAGAGCGGGCAGGCACTCACCCTGAATCAGATCCCAATCCCTCACGCCTCGCCCCCTTCGGAGAAGTCCACGTCGACGGGCACGCCGTCGCCAGCGTTCGGGTAGAGGTCCGGGCGCAGCTCGTGCGGGGTAACGCGCCAGCCGGTGGCCTGTGCGATCGGGATGACGTACTCCCCTGGCACGCGCTTTGTGCCGCGGTTCAGCCAGTTCCAAACGTGCATTTGTCGGACCCCAACGATGCGGGCGAGGGCGGACTGCGAGCCCGCGATCCCAACCGCGCGGGCGAGTGCTTGGTTCATTCTTCACTGCTCCAGTAGTTAAAACACCCGGAGTCTAAAACAATTGTTGTCAGAAGGTAAAACAGAAGTCGTTTGCTTCTCTAAAACAAGTGTTTTAGATTGCAGTTATGGGAATCGGCCAACGACTCAAGCGCCTGCGCACGCAGCGCAATCTCACTCAAGAGGCACTGTCCGAGCTAACAGGGTGTTCGGCTGGATCTTCGTTGCCGCAGCTCTTGTCTCAATCCTAATTCGATAACCCGTACGCAACTCATCAACACACGCCCGCCTAGAGCGGGCTTTTTTGCGCCCCTAAATACAACAATTGTTATTGACAGGCTAAAAACAACTGTTTTAAAGTGCGCTCCAGCAGTAAGGA